TCCGTCCGCCAGCTTGCCGATAAAGGCGTGGCAGCAGACCTCCCGGCTCATGGGCTGGTTCCAGTGATTGTTGTACTGGTTCTTGCCGAGCTTTCCGTCATCCGGGCCGACATAGCGTTTGAGCCACGAGTTGTTGGCCCCGGTACTGTGTACCATGATCCCCTTTGGGGTAATTTTCCGTCCGGCCTTGTAGCAGGCGTTTTCCGTAAAAATGAGCTTATTCAGCTTCATGATCGTTTCCTCCTTCGTCGTTGCCGCCCTTGTTGTGGAGCTGGCTTAAAATGTCTTTTAATTTCTGCGGAATGGGCAGGCCCAGCCGCCCGGAATTTTCGAGGAGCGAAATCCCCTCGTTGGAAAGGTAGAAAAAGATCACCGCTGTGCGCAGGACGTGGCCGTTTTGCAGGACGTACGCATCCACAATGTTGCCGACCCCCACTAAAATGAAGATCAGCACCTTGCGGCAGATCCCGCGAAAGCCCACCTCGCTGGATAGCTGCTTGTCGGAGATGGCGCACATCACGCCGGTGATGTAGTCGATCACCACAAAGGCGATCAGGGCATAGAGAAAGCCGTCGGCCCCGCCGAGAAACCAGCCGAAAAAGCCGCCCAGCGCGGTAAAGGCCGCCTGTATGCCGTACCAGATGTTTTTCATGTTGCTTTTGCCTCCTTTATGATTTCGTGACCCATGCCTGCCACGAAGAATTGACCCTTGAACGGATATACATGGTGTAAGGGTTATCCCGCCGGGTGTAACGCTGAATCACCACGTTGGGGCTGCAGGAGAACACCTCCAGCATCCCATAATTCAAAGTCGGATAATTCAAACCGGAGCTTGGGGTGTTCCGGCGGAAATAGATGCCCGGCGCGGTAATGTTGTTTAAGTTGGTGGTATCGGGAATCGACGCCTGCACCAGCCCCATCACGTTGTACCCATTCATAATGACCTTACCGGTGGCCTGTACATTTCCGCTGGTCTGTATGGAACTGCCGGAATAAATCGAGCCAGTCGTCCGCAGGCTCGCCGCTTGTATTGAGCTGCTGGCCCGTATATCCCCGGTCACGTCCAGCGCCGCCTGCGGGTTGGGATTATTGATCCCCACCTTCTTTTTCCGCAAAGCTATTAAAGGGGTGCCCTGCGGGACGACATAATACAAGTCGAGGCTGGACGAAGAATACAAACGGTCTTGGATCTGTAAATGGAAGTCATAGGACGAATTTGCGTCCAGACTGCATAGCTCCAAATTGCTGAACGAAAACGAGGTGCCCGACCGGGTGGTGGAGCTTAAAATGCTGACATAGCTGCCATAACTGGCCTCGTTGGTTTTTTTGTACCGGTAACGCACATACTGCACGCTGTTTTTCTGTACCCCTCCCACCGAAATAGCCGAGATACTGCCGTTAAAGGTGAGCTGCATTTCCGGTTCGATCTCGTTTGTCCGCCGCAGGGTCAGGGAGGAAATACGAGGTCTGGAATAGGAGATCACCGTCATGGTTACGCTCCGGCTGGCGGTATAGCCACGGGAATCGGTGACGGTCAGCGTCGCCGTCACGCTGCCGGAGCGCGATACCGCCCCGACGGTCAAGGCTGCCCCGGTGGTGTTGGATACGGAAACGCCGTTACAGGTAGCGGTATATTGAGAAATGCTTGCCCCGTTTTTTGCCGAGGCCGTGCCGGGGGTGACAACCAGCGTGGAATACCCCTGCACCAGATATTGATTGCTGCCCGTGATGTTCGTTGTGGTGCTGTTCCCGTCGGCATAGGTAAAGGTGCCCAGCGTCGGGGCGGAATTGGCGGCGGTGGTCTGTACCGTCGCTGTCTTGGAGGAGGTGCTGCCGATCTGCGTGGAGCCGTTATAGGTCGTCACGGCAAAGGTGCCGGTAAAGGATTTGAGAGAGGCCATTTTTCCCAGCAGCGTGGTGCGCTGGCTGGCCGTGAGAGTGATCGTCCGGGTAGATGTTCCCGCCGACCATGACAGGCCGGAGATGGTGAGATACGTCGTGCCGCCGTTTTTGAGCGCCAGCGTGTATGTATACGACGAGCTGTAGACGGTAGCATTGAGCGAGATCGTCACCGTCGAATTGTCTGCCGTTACCGTACTCGCGCTGTTCACCACTGCACCGCCGAGGGTTTTGACCGAAACGGTGCCGGAGGTGCCGTAAACCTGATTGGACTTCTTCCGCGCCCGCACCCGCACAGAATAGGTGGTGTTTGGGGAAAGGCTGGAAAGGGTCACGCTGGCGCTTGTGGAGGAGGCCGTAGAAAACTGCGTCCACGAGCTGCCGCCGTTTGTACTGTACTGCCAGATGTCCGCCGTGGCCGACGAATTAGCGGAAATCTTGAAGCCATAGGCCGTGACGGAGCTGGTGCTGCAGGAAACGGTCGGCGCAGTGCGGTCGATATTTGTCAGCGTCATGCTGCCGCCATGCTCCTTCACGCCCGAATAATACACGCGGGTGGAAAATCCGACGGTAATGGTTTTCTTTCCGTCGCTGTCGTGGGCGACGGTAATCGATCCGCTTGTCGAACCCTTCGCCGCAGGAAAAGCCTTGGTATCCCATGCGGTACGGGCCTTGTAGTAGACCTGCGTCCCGTTGATCGTAACGGTGGTCGGGCCGACGGTATAATAGTTGACGCTGCCCCCGGTGGAGGTCAGCGTCCAGTTCAGCGTAGAGGTGTTCGCTATGGTGTTGACCGATTCGGTGATCGTAAGCTGTAAGTATCGCCCCTCATAGGAGGCGCTCGTCCATGTCGCCATGTTTTCTCCTTAATCCAGAATGACAATGTTGAGACCCTGTGAAGCGGTGGGCATGGGAACAAATTTCGTTTTACCCACTGTCAGCTCGCCGTCCACCACCGTCTTTTTGGTTTTGGTTTCGTCCTTATTGAGCGTGAAAATGATCTCGTTGTTGTAATATCCGGCAAACTGGGTATTGGTAATGACCGTCCGCTGGGAGGAGGCCATATTCGATACTTCGATCCCCCGGCGGTCGATTTTCACCTCGGAGGTATAGATCTCGTTGGGGGCGGGCGTCCATTTCCGGGGAATGCTTCCCTCGGTGAGCATGATATCCGAAAGATACAGGGAAGCCTCGCGGGAATAGGCGTATACTTGGATCGTCGGGTCGGTCACGTCGGAAATGACAGCGGAAAAGTCGCTCCAACCAAAGGCGGCAGTCTGATTGAATAAATAGAGCTGCTGTCCGCCGTTGTATTTGACATAGAAATAGGACGAATAAACGGAGTCGGTCTTTTTCGCCCGAATGCTCACTGTGTAATTGCGCCCCGGCACCACGCCGGTGATGGTCTGATATAAATAGCTGTTAGCGTGCAGTACAAAGGCGGAGTCTGAGGAGGTGTTGTTCTTGGTATCGGTGGATGAATCGACCGTAACCGTGCCGCTGTATATCCAGTCGTCGGTAATGCCGTTGAGCCCGGCGGAATTCTGCACATAGTTCATCCCGCCGATATACTGCTCGCTCATTTCCAGTGTGAGCCCGCCCACCGTCTGTTCGAGCTGCGACAGTTGTTTTTCCGCTTCCAGCACCCGTTCCTCCACCACGCCGTGGTCGTTTGACAGGGTTTCCACCGTTTCGGTCAGCGAGGATACATAGCTGTTGAGCCCCTCGGCGGTGGTCTGGAAATCCCCGATTTGCTCGGTGTTGGTGGCAACGGCCCGGCGCAAGGAGTCCAGATCGTTTTCCGGCAGCCATTCCAAGCCGTTCCACACCTTGGTTTGTGGCGGGGCCTGTGATATATCCACCCAAAGCTGGCCGGTGTAGGGATTCTCCGGCGGGGTTTCGGAGGATACCACGTCGGTATCGACAGTAATGGTGATTTGAGCGATTGCCCGCATGGCTCCGCCCTCCTACAGAACAACCAAAACCATAAAGGTGGCCTTGGTATCCACGTCCGCCGTCCCCACCGAGAGGGTTTTGCCGGTTTTGGAGCCATTCGTCCCCCACGCGGTATCCACCGCGCCGTCCTTGTCGTACTTCGTCCATGTGTAGGTGCCGGTGCCTGCCGCGTCGATCTCCACCCCGGCCTGATAGCAAACGGCGGTCAGCGTGGTAGAGCCCTGACCGTTTTTGAATACATCTCCACCGGTGGAGGTAATCACCACCTGAATCGGATCGGAGTTGTCGATAAAGGTCGCCACGTCGGTAAAGGACGAGCCGTTGGTGCTGGACGCAGTATCGGTATCCTTGGCGATACACCGAACCACCGCATAGCTTTCTACAGCGGCGGCGAACAGGGTCAGGGTATCGGTGGCGCAGCCGGTGTATTTGCCCGCCGTATCGGTGAGCTTGCGCCAGCCGATCCCAAAGGCTGCGTCGTAGCCGGTGGAGCCGGTTCCGGTGACGGAAGAATCCATCATGGCCCAGGCATAGGTGACGTTGGTAGAATCCACCGTACTGCCCCGCCACAGCTCCGCCTTGGCGGTGAGGCTGGCAACCTCGGCATTTTTGAACACGTTTCCGCTGGGCGTGGTGACGAGCAGGTCAACGATACCGCCGCCATTGACGACGCGGGAAAAGGAGATCGTCAGCGGGTGCGTCAGGGAAAGCCCGGTGGACGGATCTTTGTAGGTAATCACGCAGCGGTAGTCGATCCCCGGCAGGCCCGCCATCACATTTCCCGAAACCGTGAGAATATGGCTCTTGGTGCCGCTGAGCGTATAGGCCCCGGAGGTGGTGATAGCCGTCGCGGAGCTGCCGACGTACCATTTTACCGACGTAACCTCGGCGGAAGTGATTTTGTCCGCCGTGGTGCCGATCACATACAGGCTGGGGGTCAGCACCAGCTTGGTGGCCGTCCAGTCGGGGGAATAGGTGTTGTTGTCGGGATTGAACATCTGCGTCTTGGCGAGATTTGACCCGATATATCCCGTCAGGGTCAGCGCGTCGTTGTAGTCGATAATGGTAATCTGGCCTTGTGCCTTGCTCATGAAAAAAGCCTCCTTCAAATCATCAGCCTAACAGGCTGCGGCGGGTGGCAGTATCAATCAAATCACAGAAAAACGTAGCCCGCACGTCCACGTCCTCCTTGGTAATGGCGACCGACTTGGCTCCGCCATAATGGGCGGCGTTCCAGAGCCGGTCGGTCTCCTCGTCGTCCGATACCCGCGTCCAGATAAACTGGTTATCGTCGAGGGTGTCGGTGATGTTTTCATCCCATGAAAAAACCACCGCCGAAAGGGTGGTTTGAATCCGGCTGTTCTTGAAAATGGTGCCGTGGGATGACGTGATAACCAGCCGGTACATCTTCTTCTCGTTGATTTCGTCGAGCTGCCCGCTGATTTTCTCCACCGTTTCGGTAGTGGCGTAGGCCCGGAGATGCACCTCGCCGGACTCCAAATCCCACCATGAGGAGCCGTCCTGCGACTGGATCACCCCGGCCTTGATGATGTTGGCAATCAGGGAACCGGAGGTGATGAAGTCGGCCACAATCTGGCCGTCGGCGGTGATGGCGGTTTCATAGGGGCCGTTATACCCATTTTTCGAGAACCCCAGCCCCTCCACATTCCAGCGCCAGACGTGGAGGGCCTCGTCAATAGAGGGCGCGTCCAGTATCAGCAGCTCGTAGGGCTGGCCGGTTTCGCTGTCGGTGTGCAGCACCACATAACCGCCGGTCTGGCCGGTGAGCCGGTTGGTGGCGTTCTGGATCGCCGAAGCGAGCAGCTTCGGGAAATGCCCCACCGTGGACTGCACCTGCTGTACCGAGGTCTGGATCTGCGAGAACGAGGTAATCATGCTGGATTTTTCGCCGCCGAGGGAGATGCTGACATATCGCTCCGCCAGCGCGTCGTAGACCGTCTGCACCACCTTGGCGGTGGCCGATACCCCCAGCAGGGTATGGCGCACCGTGACGGTATCGCACAGCGATACCCGTTCCAGCAGGGCGGAATATTCCGCCTGTTTCCACAGCGGCTGAAAAGATATCTTTAACGTGGGGATGGCTGTCCCCAGCGGGTTTTCCTTTAAGTATGTCTGCGCGGTTTCCCGCAGCATGGCCGGGGTGATCTCTCCGCCGCCCTCGAAGCTGCTGGTGAAATCCTGAATCAGCACCTTGGTGTGGGAAAGCTCCGTCTTGGCAATCGGCAGGGTTTCCTCCGGCAGCGTGACGACCGTTTCTTCTCCTTCTGCCGGGGTATACACGGCATAGGGCAGCAGATGGGTATAGACCGCCGAATTGTCCTCGTCCTGTTCCAAATCGGTGAGGTTTTTGCCGTACTCCACCACCACGCCGGTATCCCGGCCCCGGTGGGTGTGGAATTTGACCGTGAAGTTATCCCATTCAAACTCGCCGTGCCACTTGGAAAGCATGGAGCCCTCCGCGCCGCCGAGGCAGGCCCGGACGCTCTGCGGCTTCGTGACCGAGAAAGGCTTTGCTTCGCTGTAATCCGTCCAGCCGGTAAACCGACTGTCCCCGGCGAGAAGCTGATTTAAGAGCAGGGCCGGGGAACGGCTGGCCGTCTTAAGGGTAAGCACCGGCAGGTTGGCGAGGTCGTAGCTGATGTGCTGGGCATAGACCGACACCACGCCGTTCATGGGCCGGGTGATCCGATAAATACGAAATGCCTGCGCCTCGCCGGTATCGTTCGGTTTCACCTTGACAATCCGTTCCTTGGCGATCTCCCGGTAATGCTGTCCGCTGACCGGATACCGCAGCAGACACTCGAACAGGCCGTTGCGCTCCTCGGTCACTTCGCAGGAAATGGTATCCGCCAGCGTCCCAATTCCAAAGCTGGAAAAATCGGCAGCGGTTGCTTCGTATAGAATCGGGATCATAGGCAGCACCACCTCGGCGTGACGGTCAGGCCGGTAATCCCGCCGGAGCAGGACAGCACATTCTCGCCCGGCTGCAAAACCGGGAAGCCGTCGCCGGTTACGGTATGGTTTTTGAGCTGGGTAGCCTTATAAAAGTTCATCTGCTCGGAATCGGCCTCCACATAGCCGTCTATGTCGGAAAACGTCCAAGCGCTGTTCTCCCCGGCAGATTGTATGGTGAGCGTCCCGCCACCGCTGCCCTCTATGCGAAGATAGGGACGGCTGGGAAACGGAAAGGGATTGTTCAACACCCCGCCGGGGGCTGAAAACGTCACCGGCTCGTTTCCCGCAAGGCTGTACCGGAAGGGCTTGCAGGAAAAGGTCACGGTAAACAGCCCCAGCCGGTTGAGCTGCTCCTCGATATCCAGCCCCTCCTTAATGACCCCATAGCGGATAAAGCCCGGATCATAGGAATCGGTGAGGGGATGATACCTGTCCGGCTGGGCATACAGCCAGCCCTTGACTTGCCGCAGGGTGTCGGCCAGCCCCTGCACGTTCCGGCGGGCCACAAAGGCGGTATACGACACCGGGACGTTGGAGAACCGGTTGGCCGAGAGCAAAAGGTCGCCGTTCCTGCCGGGAATGGCCTGAAAGGTCAGGTCAAAAGCCGGGGCGGAAAAGATATTTTTGCTCTCGATATGCAGGCCGAAATCGGAGGATTTCAGGCCGTTATAGCTGAAAAAACTCATGCAAATACCACCCCTTTCCGCATGGCAAACTGGCTGGCGGTTTCCATGACCTCGTTTGTGAGCTGGCGAATGTCCTCCACGCCGTAGTTGTTGAAGCTCTGGATATTCAGCACAATGGAAAAGCCGGAGCCTCCCGAAGCGCCCGACATGGCCGAGGCCGCCGATTTATGAAGGTTGCCGTCCACCGTAAATTCGGTGGGCAGGGCCGTCTGCATATCCTCGGCCAGACCGTGCATAACCCCGTCAATATCCGCAGCCATACCCTCGGCGGCCTTGACCGCCTCGCCGCCTTTGTCGTGAATGGAACCGGCAAGGCCCTTGACGAGCATTTCACCCACCCATGCCATCTCTTTGGAGGGAGAGTGAATGCCGAAGAAGTCGCAGATGCCGTCCCAAATCCCGGAGATCCAGCCGGTCACCTTATCCCACAGCCACGAGGCAAGGCCGGTGATCCCGTCCCACAGCCCCTTGACGATATTCCCGCCGATTTCCACGATTTTGTACATCAACGAGCCGAACGCCTTGACAATCCCCGTGATGATCTGCGGCACCGCTTTCACGATTTCCGTGATAATGGTCGGCAGGTTCTCAATCAGGGAAACGAATAAATCCACCCCGGCCATGATGATCTTGTCGAGGTTTCCGAGCACGCCGTCTACAATCCCGGAGACGATTTTCGGGATCGCTTCGACAATCGTGACAATAATCTGCGGGAGCGCTTGAATGAGGGAAACCAGCAGCTTGATTCCGGCTTCAATAATCTGAGGAATAGAGTTCAGTACCGCCGTGATGATCCCGTCGATAATCTCCGGGATGGCCTCGACAATGGCCGTGATGATCTCCGGCAGAGCGTCCACCAGCGAGGTCAAAAGCTGTATCCCGGCCTCGATAATCTGCGGGATCGAGTCGAGCAAAAAGGTGATAATGGACGTGATGATTTCGGGCAGGGCCTCGATCAGCACCGGGAGCGCGTCGAGCAGCCCCTGCGCCAGCCCGGTAATGAGCTGCAAGGCCGCGTCCAGTAGCAGCGGCAGATTGTCGATCAGCGTCTGCACAATCAGGACAACCGCTTCCACAATGGCCGGAATCAGAGTAGGCGCAAACTGTGCCAGCCCCTGCGCCAGCGTGGCAACCATCTGGACGGCGGCGGATATAAGCTGCGGCAGGTTATCCAGTATCCCTTGCACAAGGGCCAGCATAAGCTGCAAGGCTCCCTCGGTGATTTGCGGGAGCGCCTCGATCAGCCCGGCCAGCAGGGACAGGACGATCTGGCTGGCCGATTCCACAATTAACGGGAGATTGTCGATAATCGCCGTGCCGATAGAGCCGACGATTTCTCCCACGATTTCCAGCAGCTCCGGCACAAACTCCATCACGCTGTCGAGGGCTTTCGGAAGAATATCGCCGATCACGTCGGACATTTTCCCAATGTCGCCGTTGGCTTCCAGAATACCGTTTGTAAATTCGCCGAGGAGGGAAACGCCTTCTCCCGCAAGGTTGGTGAGCACCGGCAGCAGCGCCGTACCGAGGGCGTTTTTCGCCGCCGTGGCCCCTACCGACAAATATTGAAGCTGATCGTCAAAGGCCCCATACGCCGCCAGCGCCTCGTCGCCGAGCACATACCCGGCGGCCTGCGCCTCCTTGCCCAGCTCGTTCATCCGGGAAGCGCCCGCTTCAATCAGCGGGTTCAGCTCCTGCGCGGATTTGCCGAGGATTTGCATGGCAAGCGCGTCGCGCTCGGTTTCGTTCTTCATCTTGCCGAGCGCGTCAATGACCTCCCAGTATACGGTGTCGGAATCCCGCATACTGCCGTCGGCGTTCATGACCTGCACACCCAGCTTTTCATACGCTTCCACCGAGAGCTTGGTGCCGTCCTGCACCGCTTTCATGGACTTAATCTGCTTCGCCATGGATTTGGTGAGCGTATCCGTCGAAACGTCCACCAGCTCCGCCGCGTACATATACTCCTGCAGCTTATCGGTGGCGATCCCGGTCTGGGTGGCGGTGGTGAGAACGCCGTCGGCATAGGCCGCGCCCTCGCGGGACATATCCACCAGCGCCTTGCCCGCCGACACCGCCGCAGCCGAAACGGCGACAAAGGCGGCGGTAATCAGGGCGGCGGCAGCCTTGCAGGCTTTGCCTAACCCCTCGAATTTCCGGCCCGCGTCGTCGCTCTGCCTTCCGGCGTTGTCGATCTCGTCCCCGAAATCGTCCGCCTGCCCGGCAGCGTCGTCCAGTTCATTTGCGGCCCGATCCAGCGCGTCGTTGTTCGCGGCCAGCTCCTTTTCCATGCCGTTGAGGGCGGCCTTGGCGTTGTTGAGCTGGATTTGCCAAGCCTGGGTGCGCCGGTCATTCTCTCCGAAAGAGGAGGCGGCGTTTTGCAGCGCCTCCTCTAAGGTGGAAATTTTTGCTTTTGCGTGTCGATCTCTTTGTTCAGGACGCGGTTGCGGGCCGTGAGGGCTTCCACGGAATTATCCTGCTTATCAAACTGCGAGGCCACCAGCTTCATTTCCGATCCCAAAATCTTAAAGGTTTGGTTGATTTCGGATAAAGCCTTTTTGAATTCTTTTTCGCCCTCGACCCCGATTTTCAAACCGAAGTTATCCGCCACAGCCTACCGCCTCCCTTCGTGGCCCTATATCCCGGACGGGATGATATCGTCAATGAAATACTCCCGCTTGGGGACTGCCTGCCCGGTGTACTGCCGGTGGCATTCCCACAAATCCAGCAGCAGGCCGAAGGGCGTGAGCCACGTTTCGTCCATGGAAAGGTGAAGCTGCGCGAGCCCATAATAAAGCAGTCGGGTAAATAACTCCTCGTCGCTTACCTTGGAGGCAGTTTCTACCCGACCGC